AATTGACGCGGAGAAACAACTATTCGGATATGCCGTCGTAAAGGGCGAACTCGAGAAGCTGCTTTCGTCTTTCGATCAATTAGAAACTAAGGAGTAAAAAGATTATGGCTATGAATGATTTATTCCACGAGTTGGATGTAGCTGTACCGACGTATGCAGGCGCAGGCCCGCTGGTATCGTGTACAGACGCAGCCGCGTTTAATACGCAGTTCGCCACCTCGATGGATATGCAGGGTTACGAAGCGGGCATGATGGTGCTCTTCTTCGCGGATATTAGTAACGCAGTTGTTTATACATTTCAGGTATTCGAATCGGATACCTCAGCGGCAGACGCGGGAACAGCAGTTACAGACGCAAACCAGGTAGTGTGTCACCGAGACGATAACACTAACACCGAGTGGAATGCGACTACAGCAACCCTTACGCTGACGGGTGCCGCATCCGAGAACCACACCTATACATTCCAATATACAGGAAATAAGCGGTGGGCTCAACTAACGTGCGGCGCGGGCGCGGGCGAGGATTTCACCCCGGGTGTATTGTATATTAGAGCACAGGGACGTAGACAACCCGCGGATATCTAAAATAAATGGTTAGAACGGGGCCTAACGGTTCCGTTATTTTATTACATTTACACGATTACACGAATCTTAAAACCTAAAAAGAGGTAAGAAAATATGGCTTACTACAAAAACGTAAGCGTATCAATATTAGCCGCGACCGCTACCGGATTATCGAGCGCGGTAGAAATTGGCGACTGGTCGTTAGCCGGTTTTATAATGCCGGCTGGATGGAATGCGGCAGCGTTAACGTTTCAGGTATGTGATACCTACGGTGGCACGTATACAGACTTATACACCGATGGCGGCACGGAAGTAAACGTTGGTGTTACAACCAGTAGGGCATACGCATTAAGCGCGTGTACTAACGGCGCGTATCTAAAACCGTGGCGCTATATCAAGGTTAGATCAGGGACTACGGGCGCGGCAGTACAACAGGCTGGCGGCGATCGCGTTATTACGTTTGTATTAAAGCGGTGATAGGGGTAATTAGATGACAGTATTCGGTTTACAATGGACGCAGGCGACCGACGCTTACGTGCGCCCCGCCGGCTCAACGTTAACGCACTTAGCCGTTACATCCCCAACGAACGCCGAAACGCTGGCAGCAGTTGCGCAGGCGAGCACATACGCACCGTGGAGTGGTATGCGGCGCTGTAACTTATGGGACGATGGAACCCCTACCGCTTACTATGGTGATCGCTGTTACACAGATACCGACGTAGCCAATATGGGACAGGCAATGGTTCAGATACCTAAGTTCTGGTACACCACCGACCACGGCGGCGGCGTTTATAAATGGTATATCTCTACTGATGGCAATGCAGGAGATTTACCCGCAGGCGCGGATCACGCGTGGGCTGTACATCCGGCGTTTATACGCGACGGCGTGACTAAAAATTATATTTATGTCGGTGCGTATGAAGGATATCTCAGCGGCACGACATCGAAACTAGAATCAAAATCCCTGGTGATCCCAACGTGTTCTAAAACTATAGCGCAGTCGCGAACGGCGGCGCAGTTGCGCGGTACTGGTTGGCAGGTGCAGGATTATCTAACTACGAGCGCTGTCCAACTATTATATTTAGTAGAATATGGTGGGTTTAACGCCCAAGTGTTATTAAGTGTAGGAATAACAAATCTAGCGGGAGAAACTCACCGTAGTACTCCGTGTTTAACAGGGCACACTACCACCTTAGGGAATACTTCAGGGGGGGTAGGATTCGCTACAGATACCGCAAACGGATTAGTTGCGCCTGACGGGACAACGGCGACGCAGGCGGCATCATACCGTGGTATCGAGAACCCTTATGGTAATACACATAAATTCATAGACGGTATAAATATTAAAGCGGATCGTAATCCGTGGGTAGCTGATCACGATTTCGTGTCTGACACGTTCGCACACCCGTATGTTGATACCGGCCTTACGCTTTTCACGACGAGTGGGGCTTATGCAGGTGATATTACTACAAACGCGACGTACGACTACGGGTTTTCAGTTGGTGCAGTCGGCGGCACAGCGGATACTAAATTATGTGATCACGCTGTTAATGGTGAGGGTAATAAGATGATAGTGTATGGCGGGGCATACGCCGATGGGACTCCCGCTGGTATGTTCTGTAGCCACTGCGAGTTTGCGTCAAATTTTACTTACCTAAGTATCGGCTGCGGGCATTTAATGTATATAGGTTAAATAAGAGATGATAACAAAGATAGTCGGGGATTCTGGTACCCCTGTATTATTAAAAGGCGACATGTACAACGGTTGGCAAGCCGATGCACAGGCTGGCCCCGATATCTGCTATGATGGTACACAATATGTATTAACGACGAGTATATGGTCTGTAGGTAACAGCCAATGGGCGAGTGTGTTTTTTACTTCCCCTGATATGGTTAACTGGACGTATGTACCTAATTCATTACTCGAACCCGTTGGCTCCGACCAGATTATAGGAAACTCGGCAATAAAATGGTTTAACGGTAATTATTATTTTGCCTACGGGCATTATACAGTACCTGTTGTGGGCGGCCTTAAAGTAGGCCTGTCATATTCACCCGATCTTATAAACTGGACTACTATAACTGATCCGCTGGTAATAAACGGATTTGATGTAAATTTAAGTATTAATCCGGTATCTGGTAAATTGGAGTTTTGGTATGTTACTAACGACGCGGATTATACTAGGTCACTCCACATGTGGGATAGCACAAACGGCAGCGCGTGGACGAGTAATGGGACCTTTCTACTCTTCAGTTCTCCATATTCTGGCGCGCCGGCCGTCTTTTATATAGGCAACGTCCGCTATATGGTGCACGACCTTACTACCGGTTTTCTTGGCGACCGTCACATACACTTAGTTCATAGCGTCCTTAGTGATACTACTTGGATTGATGACGGGACTATTCTTTGGGCCTCAGGTGTGGGGTGGAGATCCTCACAGGTATCTGATTGTACTATTATCGTTACGGACCTAGGCGACGGTTACGGCACAATTCCTAGAATGATATACGTCGGTTCGGATAATACTTCTATTGGTGATAATACAAATAGTAGCCTCGGATTAGTATCTATAGTAGATATGTCCGGGCGGCAGGATGTTTATACGATGGCGCAAACGGGGTTGATACCCCCATATAGTCGCCCAGCGCAACCGTGTAGCTATGCCCCTATCCCCAATACCTTGGTAGATTCGTTTGTAAATACCGGCAACGAACTAATACTTTTAAAAGAATATAACCCGACCGAAGCTTATCGCGTTCACGATATAACCGTAACATCAACCGACACACTAACCCACGAAGATTACACCTTCGCTGTAACTTCAGAGCGCGGCACGTTTATAGGCCCGTACCCCTTTGATACTTATGGCGCGCTACCTACGATTGAATATGATAATATAAACCTTTACGTTTCGATATTAAGGGACGTGGCTTAGACCAAATAACCAAAAATGACGACAATAATACCTCAGAATATTGGCATTGGCCTACCCATACCGACCTACTATCCCGTAAGCACACCGGAATATATCGCCTTAGGCCCAACGGTATTTCTACATTTATACAACGATGGCGCTGTCGATGACGCAATATCATTCATAGCCACAAATCCCGACGAAACAGGGGCGTATCATTGCTTCTTTTCGCCACTCCCCGCGGGTGAAGAAATGGTATACGGCCCGTTTGATATGGATACCTTTTCCCCTGTATTATTGCTATATCATTCCCAGCCAGACGATGTGGTGATGGCCGCGTTAGTACCCTATGACATTTACCCTAGCCCGTGTGTTAGCTCGTCCACCGTAATGTGGCCCACAACGGAATCGACATCGGCGGTAGTATGGCCGAGCGAAACGGCGGTTACTAAAGTATGGTGTAGCTTGTGACGGAGAAATAAAATGACTTTAGATATTACAATTCCACGCGGCACGACGCACGATATTAAAGTAACCGTGACCGCTAAAGACCTAACCGGCGCAACAGCAGTCTGCACGTTTGTGCGCGCGCACGGGTCGCCTATAATACTTACCAAACGCGGGAGCGACGGGGGGATTACGATTGTAGGGGCTACTAATAGCATCGTTACTACCCATATTCTGCCCGCTGACGCGTTAACGCTCACGTCCAGTCCATATTATTATCAGGTGCGTGTTACATCGGGGGCGGTACAAGAAATTATCGAATCTGGAACGCTTACGTTAACGGATAACGATACCTACGGGGTGGTCTAATTGCTAAAACTAAAGACCGCGCCAGTAGTCGAACCAGTATTAAATACCGATGTGCAGGTGTATCTTCGCCTCGATAGTACCGCATATAATACCACGTTAACTAATTACGCGATAATGGCGCGGCGGCAGGCAGAAGAATATACACGCCGGGCGTTTATTACTCAGACGTGGTATCTTATGTTGGACGCCTCGGAAGTATTAGAGGTTATCAAAATACCGAGGCCGCCGTTAGTTAGCGCAGTTATAACGACGTATGACGACGCGGGAACCCCAACAACGCAGCCGTTCGCGTCATATACCGCCGATACCTACCGTGAACCCGGGCGCATATACCTAAACCCTGGTTATACATGGGGCTACACGCGCGAGCGTAATGGTATGTTAATAGAGTTCGTAGCCGGTTACGGCGCCGCGTCAACTAACGTGCCGGTAGATATTATTATGGCGATAACCGAAGCCGCCGCATTATACTACAATAGCGGCGAAGTAGGCGAACTACCAACGAAGGTCATAAACCGGCTAGACCCGTATCAGGTGAAATATCTTTGAAGCTTGTCGCGCCCGTACCCTTTAACCAATTCCGCGAACGGATAACGTTTTACTCCGTAACCGAAACTGTAGATACCTACGGAGGAATAACTACCGCTGAAGTTAGTTTAGGCAGCGCGTACGCGGCAGTCGAGAAACTATCTGGCAGCGAACAATGGCGCGCAGGCGGGCAGGCAACGGAGGCGGACTGGACTATAACAACGTGGTATCGCTCCGATATAATCGTTACACCTAAGTGTATTATAAAGCTGGGCTCGAGAACGTGGGATATAACCGACGTTATAGACGTGGAAAATAAGCACCAGTATTTAGTTATTGGCTGTAAAGAACGCGAGGGCGCTGTTTAGTATCTAGCGTTCAACGTGGAGAACATAAGGGCATAACAAACTAAAATGGCGAATATAACAATAACCATCGAAGGCGAAGCCGATTTCAATAGCAAAATACAAGCGATAATTACCAATGTAGAGGGTAAAGGGCTACAAACCGCGCTTATGGAGGGGGGTCAATTGATAGAAACGGCCTGTAAGCAACAGGCGCCGGTAGATACTGGTCTTTTACGCAGTTCAATACAAGCGGAAGCGCAGGGTGAGAATACCGTTATAGTAGCGCCACATACGGATTACGCCATGTATGTAGAGTTTGGGACCCACGGAATAAGCAGCACGTATTTAGGTGTTACCTTTAGGACATCCGGGGGGCAGGCCGCCCAGCCCTACATGAAACCGGGGTTTGAATCCTCACGCGACGCGGCAATGGCACATATTAAAGCGAAGTTAGCAGCGGCGATGAAAGGATAACTAAAGAATGGATAAATGGGCACAGTGTAAAACTTGTATCGGTTATTGTTGCTTCGGTAGCGCATCATACAGCGGCACACCCATTAACGACGACGAGATAAAAAAAGTATGCGCTTATCTGGATATAGCAGAGGCGCGGTTTAGAAAAAACTATGTCGCGAAGTTTAGGCCATCAGGGGGTTATGTGCAGGGATTACGGTTTGGCCAGCAGCCGTGCCCGTTTTGGTCTACCGGTAAATGCGCTATATACAAAGTTAGGCCATCGTTTTGTCGCACGTATAACCCTATCGAGAACTGTTCAGAGTGGCATAAAGCGCGGGCGGGGGTATAGCTAGATGGTAGTCGCTAGAAGTTCATCATTATTACCAATTCAATACGCACTTATTACCGCCCTGACCGGCGACGCCGACCTGCACGCGCATGTAGAGGATAGGGTTTACGACTGGGTCCCCGAGAATCCTACGTGCCCATACCTGGTAGTAACCACGCCTACCGAAGTTCCGTGGGATTGTTTCTGTGATTCGCAGATGGGGCAACGGGTAACGTTCACGATTCATATATGGTCTACTTACCGTGGATCGAAGGAAACGAAAGAGATCGCGGCGCATATAAACGACCTATTAGATAACCAGGCGCTAACGGTTTCTGGATACGCCCATATTGTAACACAGAACACGATGACGACCGATATGCGCGACCCTAATATGATACACTGGCACGGGGTTATGTATTTTACATTTTACGTTATGCAGAGTTAGAATCTTGATTTAGATAGACACAGGAGAAGTGATTAAAGAAATATGGTAGCAGCACCAGATCCAACAACAAATACTATATTATACGCGGGAACTACAACCAACCCCGCAACGGCGGTATCGTTACTAAACGACCTAAGCGTTGAAGAGCAATCGGACTTGACCGAAGTGACCGACTTCGGAGATACGTGGATATCGCGGTTACAGGCGTTACAAAGCGCCAAGTTCTCCGGCGGTGGGTTCTTCGATTATTATAACGACACAACCGGCCAGGCGCACATAATGAATAACGCGGTAAGCGGGACAACCCTATGGTTTAAACTCAAATATGGCGCGAGCGCTGACGATTACTACGTTAATACACGGGTTATGGTTTCCGATTTTACAATAAGTACCGCCCCTAAGGGAATGGTCGAATTTAAATTTACCGCGGAGAGC